CGGCTTCAAGATCACTGCGTCTGCTGGCGACACGCTGCAGAAGATCGAAAACGACCTGAACAAGCTGATTCTGTGCCTGGAAGGCGTCAACGCCAACATGGGCGCGCCTGGCTGGATTATGTCGCCGCGCACGTTCCGCTTCCTGGAAGGCCTGCGCGACGGCAACGGCAACAAGGTCTACCCGGAGATGAAGGACGGAAACCTGAAGGGCTACCCGATCGGCAAGACCACCCAGGTTCCGAACAACCTGGGCGCCGGTTCGAACGCGTCGGAGATCTACTTCGTCGACTTCAACGACTGCTTCATCGGCGAGGATGAGACGCTGGCGATCGACTACTCGAAGGAGGCCTCGTACAAGGATGATGGCGGCAACACGGTCAGCGCCTTCCAGCGTGACCAGACCCTCGTGCGCGTGATCGCCAAGCACGACTTCGGCCCGCGTCACGTGGAATCGGTCTCGATCCTGACCGGCGTGACCTGGGGCGCCTAAGCAGCGCATGGCTCTGACATAGGGCCGAAAGCGGCGCCGCCCGGCGCCGCTCACCATCTACAAGTGAGAACCCCATGAAAGTCGTCAAATTCCTCAAGCCGTGGAAGATTTACAGCCCCGGTGACGTCGCTGGCTTCGAAGAAGACCAGGCCGAAGCCCTGATCAAAGCCAAGGCTGCCGAGCCGCACGTCGAAGAGAAGGCCAAGCCGGCCGCAAAGTAATTCGTACGCGAGAGGACCGTCATGACACACCTGCACATGGCCACCACCGTTTCGACCATCCGAGTGTATGACTCGCCGGGCGGCTACGAAGCGCGCCTGCCATATGCCGGGATCATCACCGTCACCCACCTAACCGACCGCATCGTGTACGTGCACGGCGCCGTCGGCAAGGTGACGCGAGAGACCTACGCGAAGGCCCTGGCCATGCTGCGAGAGGGCGGCGTCACTACGGTGATGTTCGAACGCCGCGGGCAGATGAAAACCCTGGAACTGGAAACGCTAGCTGCCGCCGGATAACGACCTGGCCGCGTCCGGCCATTCCACAAAACATAGTCGGCAAGTCCGACGACGAGTTGCTTGCCAGCGTGAGCCGGCTGCTCGACCGACTTTGAAAGAACAGCATGTCCAAATTCGCCCATTCCGATTTTCTCGACGGTGGCCTGCTCGCGATAAAGAACGGCGCTATCCGCATGCTGCTGCTGAAGGCGTACGCCACTGGCGACAGCTACGCGACCGTCGTCGGCAATGCCGTTGCAACCATCAACATGACCTCGGCCGACTTCACCATAGCGACGTCCGGCAGCAACCGCGTGCTCACGACCGCGGCCAAGAGCGTATCCGCGACCGCCGCATCCGATGTCGGCGACGCCCACATTGCCTTCACGAACGGTGTCGACAAGGTCATGTGGGTCACGGACGAAACCGGCGAGGCTCCGCTTTCCTCGGGCGATACCGTCAACTTTCCGGCCCTGTCGTACACCAGCAATCAACCGACCTAAGGTAGGCGCATGTCCGTCCGCTTCCTGCGCACCAGCACCCCCAACACCCAGCTGTCAATTGCTGACGCCGTAGCGCTGACGCTGCCGGATTCCGATTGGGCGATTCTGTTTGACATCGTGTTTGACGGCGACGCTCAAACATCGGGCTATCAAACGATTTTCCGGACTGCGAATAGTGGTGACGCTGGCGGACTCGTGGTCGCGTTTGATCCGCTTGGATCCAGCACTTCCAGCACCCGCGGGCGCATCTACGCCCAAGTTAATGGGAACACCAGCACCCCGCGCTGTCTTACCCCTGTAATCGAGCCAGGCAAGGCGTACCGCTACTTGCTGCAGCGCTCCGGCGGTTCCCTGTTCAGCAAGCTGTGCCCTATCCTGGCGAGCGCACCCTCTGACGGTTCGGCCGTTGTAACGAGCGTCGGGCTCTCCGCCGCAGGCACCGCTTTTGATGGTACGCAGGGAATCGTCATCGGCGTGCACAGCGTCACAAACCGGAAACTCGACCAGTCCCTTGCGCGTTTTGCGGTAGTGCATAAAGCTTTTACCGATGTCGAAATCGCGCAAATGGCGTATGGGAAAGAGGTAACCGCCTTCGCTTCGCCACTGGTGTACTTGCGCCTGAACGACGTCAACGACCTGACCGATATGGGGGCGATGGCGAACACCGTGGCGGCTTTGGGCCCACTGGCCACCGGCACCGCGCCGGGGTACGGGTTCAACTCCGTACCTACCGCTCCCGTCATTACTGGGAAGCCGGTTATCCTCGGGTCACCCACGCCTGGCCAGGCTTCGAGCTACACTGCGGCGCCTGCAACGGGCAACCCTTCCCCGACCATCGCGCAGCAATGGGCCGTGGACGGCGCCGACGTCACGGGCGCGACCGGCGCCACTTTCACGCCGTCTGCCTCGCACGATGGGAAACAGCTCACGGTGCGCGAGATCGCCGCCAACGGCCAAGGCGCGCCCGCAACAGCAACGAGCGACCCGGTACTCATCACCTCGGGGGCAGTCGGCCTCGACTTTACGGAAATTGCGGCCGAGCGCATCTTCCAACGCATTGCCGGCGCCGCAACCGTGCCCTTCTCGGGAACCTACGTGGGCGCTGCCCCGGCCTCGATCGAGCTGCAGCTCTATGCACCGGACGGCATGACAGTCGTGCGCCCATGGGCCAGCATCAACGCAACGATCAATGGCGACGGCACTTGGACCGCTACGCCTTCGCTACTAGCCCCGACGAACGGGCTTAAGTACCGTGCGCAAATGCGGTCGAAGAACGCTTCGGGCGTTCCCCTCATCGCGACGGTTGTCAAAGCGAATCGCTTCGGCGTGGGCGAGAATATCCTCTCAGGCGGGTCGTCTTCCGGCGCCGCGTGGTTCAGCGATAAATCGGGCGTTGGCATCATCGTTGACCAGAACTCGACCAGCACCAACGTGGGCGGCGTGTGGCAGAATTTCGGCACGGATGGCCGCGCCGGGCAGATGGCCGAGTACCTCGCGCAACGTCTTGGTGTGCCCGTCGGCATGGCTTCGGTTGCGCTCGGCGGTAGCAACCTGCTCGATTGGGCAAACGCAAATAGCTCGCGCTGGGCCTCGTTCCGTGCGGCGCTTGCGGACCTCGGTGGCAAGCTCGGCGGCGTGTTCTTCTCGGCGGGCTCGAATGACATCACTAACCCGAGTCTGTCCTTAACTGTTGACGCCCACCTGGCGCTGTTACGCGCCGTTCGAGACAACGCCCGCGCCGACACTGGACAGCCGGGCCTGCCGATTCTGTGGTCGGGCATCAACCGCCGCCTCGACGCGCAGGAACTCCAAGCCAACAACGCCCGCACGGCCGAGAACATTTTCGGCGACGACGCCAACAGCTTTCACACCCATGCACTCGACTTTGAGCTCAGTTCCGACGGCGTGCACCTGACGGGCGAAGGCTTCCGACTCTGCTGCGAGCGCATGCGCTACGTGTGGGCGGAGGCCGTCCTGGGGAACTACCGCCGCGGGCCAAAGGTTACTGGGTTCAGCTACGCCGGCAACCAGGTGCGCGCCACGCTGGCGCACCGTAACGGGACCGACTTCACGCCCCTGACGGGAATTACCGGGTTTGTCGTAACCGATGACCAGGGCACGCCGGGGATTGCGAGCGTGGTCCACGAAAACGCCAACCACGTGCTCATCACGTGCGACCGCGCGCTCGTGAATCCGAAAACGACTTATCTCGCTGGGCCTGCACCAGAAATCGGCACGCCAGTCTATGACAACGGCACGATGCCGCTGCCGATGACAGTGCAGGTGGCGCTTCCGACGACCGCCTCGGCTGGCGCGGTGAATCTTGTTGGGTCCAACTGCGTGCAGCAGAACAGCTGTACGACGGCGAACATCGGCGGCGGGCCGAAGACGATCAGCCTGGTTGCCGCCCCATGTTCCCAGGCCAACAGCTGTACGACGGCTAGTGTCGGCGGGAGCGGTGCGAAGACCATTAACCTGGTAGCAGCGCCATGTTCCCAGTCGAATGTTTCGAGTAGCGGCTCGGTGTCGATTCCAGTGGAGGAAATTATGAGCTTCACGCCATCACCGTCGCGCACCCTGACGGTCAGCCCAACGTCGAAAGCACTCACCGGCGGCCTGTGGTGGAATCTGACTACCCCTTCCAAACCGCGCGGAACCAAGGATCCGCAGGCCACGCTCGACGTCACGCTGAACTGGGGGCCGTGGCTGGCCGACATCGGCAATCCGTCGATTGCTAAGTTCACCGCGACGATTTTCGGGGTGACCAAGGTGGGCGCCTATGCCGAGGGTGCGCTGACGACGATGGTCTTCTCCGGCGGCACGGCAGCCGAGGCGACGATTACCTTCGAAATTGAAACCGCGACCACGCCGCCGTTGAAAGACGAACGGACGGTCTACATCGACCTGGTGAACCAATGAACAAGCCAATCATTTGCGAAGTCATCGAGCTGGATGCGCCGCGAGAGCAGCCGCCCGAGCTGCCTTCCGAACCGCAGTTCGCGCGAGCACCCGCGGGCAATGGGCACGAGGCGGCACTACGGCAGGGGAGCGGGCAGCGATGAGCTGGGAACGGATCACGCCACCGACAGGGCTGGCACTCTCGCTCGCCGAGGCGCAGCTCGCCGCTCGAGTTGACGTCGACGAGCAGGGTAAATCGTCACTCGACGCCGATATCGAGGCCGCGATTCGGACCTATACCTCAGAAGCGGAGGGTGAGACCAACCGCGCGATCATGGAGCAGACCTGGGGGATCATGCTGGACCGATTCCCGGCCGTGATCGAGCTCACCCGGCCTCCGCTGCTGGAAGTCGTGCATGTGAAATATCGCGATACCGATGGCGAGCTGCAAACACTCGACCCGCAGGACTTTTTCGTAGCCAAATTCGGGCAACCGGCGCGCCTGATGCCGGCGCCTGGCCGGCGCTGGCCAGCGACCGCGGTGCGCGCTGACGCTGTCGAAATCGAAATCCGTTGCGGCTACGGCACCGACGACACCGCGGTTCCGGACTCGATCAAGGGATTTCTGCGAGCCCGGGTAGCGGAGCAATTCAGCACCGGCAAGCACGCCGATAACCCGAACGTTCGGCGGCTGCTCTGGCCAGAGGTTGTGTACTCATGAAGATGAACGATCGCGTAGTCCTGCTCAAGCCAAGTGTGACCCGCAACGCGGCAAACGAACGCGTAGACGGCTTCGACCCGGTGCAGGAAGTGTGGGCGAACGTGAAAATGCAGTCCGGCGCCGAAGTGCTGCGCGCCGGCGCCGATGTCTCGGTCGTCAAATGTTCGATCAGGATCCGGGCTCGGCGTGACGTCGACGCCTCCTGGCGTGTGCGCTACAAGGGCGTCGAGTATGACGTCAAGGCGCCGCCGCTGGAGGATTCGAACGATCGAGACTTCGTGTTCCTGGTGTGCGAGGGGGTGAAATGATCGACTTCGACCCCGACAGCCTGATCGACGTGGTTCGTCAGACGGTTGACCAAGTCATGGACTCGGTCGATGAGCCGACGCTTCGCGCAGTAGGCTTCTCTGGCGCAGAGCTATTTCGCGAAGCAGCGAAGAGCAATGCACTCAGCCACGCGAAAACCTACACCATCCACCGGAACATCATCGTCAAACGCCTGGAAGAAGAGTCGGACGGCGGCAACCGCCAGGCCTATCTGGTCACCGTCCGGAAAGGTCCGCAGGGAGGTGATGACGCGTACTACTGGCGATGGGTCGAGAACGGACACAACATTGTCAGGGAAAACAAGAACGTCAACCCCAAGACCGGTCGAAAATTCGACTGGAAGGGTCACAGGCGAAGTGAGGCGGAGCATCGTAGAAGGGTGGCAGAGCTCGAGAATGGCAGCGCACGCGTACCAGCCTATTCGTTCATGCGGCCGGCCTACGAGTCCGAGAAGCAGGACGCCGTCGATCGCATGATGCAGACCTTGGCTGAACTAATCGCGAGGAATGCAAACCGATGAGCATCTACGTGCAAGTTTTGGATGTACTGCGGGATCTGGCCGGCGGCAGGGTCTTCCCAGTTGTTGCTGATGCAAGTGTCGAGACGCCTTATATCGTTATTCAGCGGGTCGGCAGCTCGCCCATCAACTTCCTAACCGGCGAAGCGCCTGCCAAGCAGAGTCATAGAGTGCAGGTCTCCGTATGGTGCGCAACAGCGCTCGAGGCGGAGGCAATCGGTGCTGACGTTGAAGCGGCGATGCGCGCTGCAGTTCACCTGCAGCCCGAGGTCGTGACCGGGGCCATTGACGACTACGACGAGACGACCACTTACCGCGGCTGTCGACAGGACTTCCGCATCTTCTGCTGATCCGCCCACATTCTTTTTCTTGAGCCGCCCGAGCAATCCGGCGGCTTTTTTCTTTGCCCGGCTTCCGGGCTCTTTACCTGAAAGGCCCTTGATGAAACTGCCAAACAACCTGGCGTTCGCGATCGCGACCGTCTTCGCAACTGCCGTGTCGATCACGGCCGCAACCAATGCTGCGGAAACCGTCTGCACTGCGACCAACACCTTCGCCGCAGGCGACTTCGTCGAGTACACCGGCGGTTGGAGTAAAGCCAACGGCCGCGTCTTCCGCGTGAAGTCGCCGACCGGTACGAACTTCGTGCTCGAAGGCCTGGACACTACCGACGTCAACCTCTTCCCGGCAGGCGCCGGCATCGGCTCGGTGCGAAAGGTCACCACCTTCGTTCCCGTCGTGGGCGTCACCGCCGCTGACGTCTCCGGCGGCGAGGGCAAAACCGTCGAAGTGCAGCTGCTGGACAGCGACACGCCCGTGATGTTGCCAGACGGCTTCAGCGCGACCAGCGTCGCCCTGACCATCGCCGATGACAAGGCGCTGCCGCACCACGCTGCCCTACAAGCCATCTCCGACGGTGTGAAGCTGACCTGCCTGAAAGCAGTCATGCCGGGCGGTGACGTCCTGCTGTACGCCGGCTACTGCAGCTTCAACCCTTCGCCGACCCTGTCCAAGGGCAACGTGATGGCCGTGAAAGCGACCTTCTCGCTGCAAAACAAGGTCGTCCGCTACTAATCAGTTTTGCCGGCTGGCCCATCTGGGCCGGCCTTTCCGCCGCGTGGTCGCACCTCGCGGTCTTTTTATTCCTACCCCTCTGAAAGACAAAAATCATGGCAAATACCGTCAAAAAAATCGTCCTGGGCAAGCGTCCGGAGAGCTTCAAGAAGAGCATCAAGGCCGCAATGCTGGACGGCACGACCGGCTCGATGGAAGTCGAGTACAAGTACCGCACGCGCACCGAGCTGGCAGAACTGACCGATCAGCTGCAGGCGACGCTGAAGGATGAAGCGAACGCCGAGATCGAGCGCTTCAAGTCCGCAGTCGAAAAGGCGAAGGAAACCGGCGACCCGATCCCTGAGTTCACCATCACCCAGACCGAGATCGTCATTCGTCAGTCGGCTGTGGCAACCGACTTCATCATGAAGATCGTCAAGGGCTGGAACTTGGACGCCGAGTTCGACAAGGATGCAGTCGCCGAGCTGATCGACACCCTGCCGGCGATGGCAGAAGCGATCAAGGATGACTACCGCGCTGCGATCAACGAAGGCCGCCTGGGAAACTAAGGCTGATCGCCGCCGCCATGTACGAACCGGGTCTTTCAAAGAAGGACCTTGGCGAGATGGAGGCCGGCGGTTTCAAGCCAGAGGATTACGTGCAGGAGATGGTCGAGATCTGGCCAGAGAACCTGCCGGCGTACGACCTCTTTGCGTATATGCGCACGCAGTGGCGCGGCGCTGGCATGGGCGTGATCGGCCTGGACTACACCCCACTGCACCACAAGATGGATCGCTTAAGCCTTTTGCCTGGTGAGTACGACAACCTCGAGTCTGACATCCAGGTGATGGAGGCGGCCGCGATCGGCGCCATGCACGATCGCGACGATCAGGAGTGATTTTGGCTTGGTGTAATATTGCCTTCTCATCCATAGGAGGCGATATGCACCGCATCATCCTGGCCGCCGCGCTCAGTCTCGCCGCCGGCTCTTCGCCGGCGTCCGGCATCACATGCGACAAGCCGGAGTATCTGCAGCTTAAGACAGCTGAGAGGGCTGAGCTGACCGAGGAATACTGTCGGGCAGAAAATAAGTACAACGTCTAT